ATGAAAATAGTAATGTATATGTTACTATTTTCTGTGGTATTACTTCCTTCATGTGCCTCAGTTGGAGCAGTAATTGAAGGTGGTAAAGAGTTTACAACTGGTGTTGTCGATGGTGCAGTTCAAGGAACAAGAACCATTGCAACAGCAGTGAAGGACGATGTAGTTACAGTCGGAACTGTAGCAGCTGATACTGTAATTGGTGTAGTAGACACCGTTGCAGATGAGGTTGACAGACAGACCGATGAACTACAGGACGAACCTGAAAAAAAGTAGAGGATATCATTCCGACAGCAATGTTGCTTGAGGCAATGATGCTCTATTGTTCAGAGTTCCCACAGAAATGTAGAACTGTAAAAGGGGGCTAGTCAGTCCCCTTTTATTTGGGATAAATAAAGTCATGGCTTATAGTAAAAAAGTGATTGATAGATTCGAAGGTGTTCTTAATGCACCTCAACAATTCTCAGTCGGAAGATTTGACCCAAACGATCCCAATGTCGCTACAGGCATGACAGGTGCGCCTGCATGTGGTGATGTAATGCGACTACAACTTAAACTTGACGAAGAAGAACGAATCGTTGATGTCAAATTTAAAACATATGGATGTGGAAGTGCAATTGCTAGTAGTTCAATGTTTGTTGACTTACTAAAAGGCAAAACAATTACAGAAGCAAAAGCGATCAAAGATAAAGACATCGCAGAGGCATTAGAATTGCCTGCAATTAAAATACACTGCTCTGTACTTGCAGAAGATAGTATCAAAAAAGCTATCGAAGATTGGGAGAATAAAAAGAATGTATGAGTATAACGTAACTATTACTAAAGTTGTTGATGGCGATACAGTCGATGTAGATATCGATTTGGGATTTGGCATGACATACAAAAAGCAGAGAGTGCGCCTAATGGGCATTGACACTCCTGAATCCAGAACAAGAGACTTAGTTGAAAAGAAATTTGGTAAAGCATCTAAGAAACATTTAAAAGAATTACTAGCTCAAGGTAAAGTAACTCTTATATCACACGACAAAGGTAAATTCGGTAGAATACTAGGTGAATTATGGGTTCATTCTATAGAGAATGAAGGTCATCCAGTATTTGAAAACGAAACAAAGTTTTGTATCAATGCACAAATGATTAATGATAATCATGCAGTTCCTTATGATGGTCAATCTAAAGAAGATATTGCAAATAATCATCTTAAAAACAGAGAGATACTCATCGAAAGAGGCACAGTTGTTGTCGAAACTCAAGGTGAATTAGACGTATGATTTTAGACTTCTTAGATTGCTTCTTCATACTAATGATTATTGTAATCTTTGGTCTCATTGTTCATATTGAAACAGAACTCAAACAGGTCAAAACCATGATGGAAGAGCATGTTAGATTTGACCAAAAACTTTCTAAAAAAGCACTAGACGATTAACACTACATAGAGTATACTGTATAGTATTACATTATGAGAGGTGTTTATGTCATTTATTAAAGATTTAGTAAAAGCCTCTGGTAACGAATATGCAAATGTCGTATCAGATGGTGTTGCAGCTGGTGATGTAGATTCATTCGTAGATAGTGGGTCATACATCTTCAATGCATTACTTAGTGGTTCACTTTACGGTGGACTTCCCAAAAACAAAATCACTGCAATCGCAGGTGAATCAGCAACAGGTAAAACTTTCTTTGCACTAGGAATGGTCAAAAAATTCTTAGAAGATAATCCTGAATCTGCTGTTATGTACTTCGAATCCGAATCTGCAATCACAAAAGAAATGATTGAAGAAAGAGGAATCGATTCAAAAAGAATTGTTATCGTGCCTGTGGTAACAGTTCAAGAATTCCGTCAACAGGCAATCAGTATTCTTGACAAGTACTTAGAAACAGATGAGTCTAAAAGACCACCTATGATGTTTGTCTTAGATTCACTTGGTATGTTATCAACTACCAAAGAGATCGAAGATACAGCTGCAGGTAAGGAAACTAGAGACATGACTCGTGCTCAAGTTGTCAAAGGTGCATTTAGGGTGTTAACACTTAAACTCGGTAGAGCAGGTGTTCCTATGATTGTGACCAATCACACATACGATGTAATTGGTTCTATGTTCCCTCAAAAAGAAATGGGTGGTGGTTCAGGTTTGAAATATGCAGCCTCTTCTATCGTTTATTTGTCAAAGAAAAAGGAAAAAGAGGGTACAGAAGTTATAGGAAATATTATACACTGTAAGAATGCTAAGAGCAGATTAACTGTAGAGAACAGAATCGTAGATGTCAGATTGACATACGATAAAGGTCTAGACAGATATTATGGTCTCTTAGACATGGCACTTGCGAGTGGTATCTTTAAGAAGTCTTCTACACGTGTAGAACTTCCTGATGGTACAACACAATTCGCAAAGACAATTAACAATAATCCAGAACAATACTTTACAGAAGAGGTAATGGAAAGATTAGAAAAAGTAGCAAATGAGTATTTTAGGTATGGAAGCAAGAATAGAATCGACAGTCCTGAGGAATCTGATACAGAGTGAGTCTTACTCACGTAAGTGTCTTCCTTTTTTAAAGTCTGAGTATTTCACCGACTTATCTGAACAATTAGTTTTTACACTAATTAAAGAGTACTTTGATAAGTACACAAAGAATCCTACAGTTGAAGCACTTCTCATAAATCTAGACAAGACCACTAGTACTAACGACAAAGTGGTCGAGTCTTCGAAACAACTGATAAATTCTTTGAGTGTCCAAGCAGATGAGTCCGCCAACGAGTGGATAATAGATGAGACTGAACAATGGTGCAAAGATAGGGCAATTTACATTGCAGTAATGGACTCTATTGAAGTATTAGATAATAAGTCTCAACGATCAACAGGTGAAATACCAGACTTACTCAAAGATGCTCTCTCAGTATCATTCGACACACACATCGGTCACGATGTTTTAGAAGATGCTGACGAGAGATTTGAGTTTTACAACAAAGAAGAAGAGAAGATTCCATTTGACATTGAATATTTCAACAAGATCACAAAAGGTGGTTTACCAAACAAAACACTGAACATATGCCTTGCAGGTACAGGTGTTGGTAAATCTATGTTCATGTGCCACGTGGCATCATCATGTTTACTTATGGGTAAGAATGTTCTCTATATGTCTATGGAAATGTCAGAAGAAAAGATTGCAGAACGTATTGATGCTAATGTACTGAATGTGCCTATCAAAGAACTTGCCGATCTACCAAAGAAACAATATCAAACTAAGATCGACAGACTTAAAAACAAAACAAAAGGTAAACTTATTGTCAAAGAATATCCAACAGCAGCCGCTCACGTAGGTCATTTTAGACATTTACTACAAGAACTTGATATCAAAAAGGACTTTAGACCTGATATTATCTTTGTAGACTATCTAAACATATGTGCAAGTTACAGAGTAAGACCAGGTTCAGGTGCAAACTCTTACACACTTGTAAAAAGTATTGCAGAAGAACTAAGAGGTCTTGCAGTTGAGTTTGACTTGCCTATTGTCAGTGCAACTCAGACTACAAGATCAGGTTATGGTTCTACAGACATTGGTCTAGAAGATACTTCAGAATCGTTTGGTCTTCCTGCAACTGCTGACTTGATGTTTGCTTTGATCACCAGTGATGAACTAGAAGAACTAGATCAAATGGTCGTTAAACAGTTGAAGAATCGATACAATGATCCAACTATCTTCAAAAGATTTGTTGTTGGTGTTGATAGAAGTCGTATGAAGTTTTATGATGTCGAACAAGAAGCACAAGAAGAACTGTTCGATGCTGATGATAATGATGACACTCCTGTATTTGACAGAAATAGAGGCAGTGAAAAATTTCAGGACTTTAAAGTATAATGGAACCATTCGTACAAAAACAATATGACGAGTATCAGGCTAACAGGTCTGAGAAAGAAGTACTATCAAAAGATGAGTTAAGAGAAAGAATTATCAAAGACTTATCTTATGTGTCACAAATGGGTGTAGAAGAATATACACTCTATCAAAAATGGTTAGAAATACAAATGAAATACCCAACACAATCTATGGGTACTTTATTTGGTGAAGAGAAACAATTTGTCAACGAAGATCATTTAAAGATCATCACTGAAAGTAAAAACAATATATGGTTTCCTGAAGACCCTATGGACTTTGAGAAACTAGAACCTGAATTAGTCTACACGGATAACATTAAAGATCGCCAGTCTACTGGCACTCTCACAGAGAAATGGAATTGTGTACGAACTATGACATCTACGATGAAAAACTCATCAAACATTGGTCGTAACCTACACTATCTTGTACGAGATAAAGTTACAGGTAAATATCTTGGTGTCATTTGTATTACAGGAGATTTCATTGATCTAACACCACGTGACGATCACATAGGGTGGGATAGAGAATACAAAACTAACAGTGGTAAACTAAATAACAGTGCTATTGGGTCAACTATTGTCCCCCTTCAGCCTCTAGGTTTCAATTACACAGGTGGGAAATTACTGGCACTTCTATGTTTATCCGAAGATATCCAACGCCAGTGGCGTGAGAACTATGGTGATGTTTTGGTCTCAGTTACAACTACATCATTATATGGTAAAGCAAAGACAGGTGGTTTATCTCAGTACGATAGACTGAAACATTGGAAGAAAATGGGTTACAGTAAAGGTTCATTATCATATGAACTTACCAAAGACACTGAAAAGGCGATGCTTGATTATGCTGAAGAACACTACAACGACAGATACTTCTTACTCTATGTTGCGAAGAGAGAGAATGGTCAAACACTTAAACGAGATCATCGTAATCGTATGCGACAATTCATTTATTCTAAACTCGATATACCAAAAGATATAATTCGTAGTGATCATCAAAGGGGTATCTATTGGTCCTCTTTATATGATAACTCACGTGAGTTTCTAAGAGGTGAGATTACAGAAGATCAATTGGTCAAATCACAAGACTTTTCTACAGAGGCACTATCAGAACTCTGGAAAGAAAAATATGCCAGAAAAAGAATCACAAACCTGTTAAATAATAACAGAACAAATCTAAAAGAAACCTTATTCTATGACGAACTTGCTTTTCTTACATGGGAAGAATGTAAAGAAAAGTTTCTAGGTGAAGTCGGTAGATAATGGGGCTGTAGCTCAGTAGGGAGAGCATCTGCTTTGCAAGCAGAGGGTCGCTGGTTCGATTCCAGTCAGCTCCACCAAATCGGAGGGGTGCCAGAGCGGTCGAATGGACTGGTCTTGAAAACCAGCGTACGGCAACGTACCGTGGGTTCGAATCCCACCCCCTCCGCCATGCTAAAAAACCATATAAAAAGCTTGACAATGACCTTGATTTTTTCGTAGAATGGACATGATGAGAAATGAAGAAAAAATTAAAGGAGACGCTATGAAATATGTTTATGTAATCAATACTCAAAACCTTGAGGAGTATGGTGAGAATTTTCACAAATTTAAGGGTGGTTCAACCTATGTTGTTCACACTGAACTGAACAAAGAAATCTTTCAAAAAGATTATTATGGTCCTGGTGAACATGACTGGTATTATTCACCTAAAGTCACAAAGGCATCTGCCGCTGCTGAAGTTATGAAGCACGTTAATGCTTATAATGGTCTTGAGGGTTCTTTTGATTACATTACAAGCATTGATCAAATGTCCTTGGAAACTTATGAGACTGATCCTGAAGTGTATGTTGATTGGGAAGGCTCATTCGATGATTTAATCCTCGATAGAGTCGATAGAGTAGGCGGTGCTTATGTCTAAGAGAACAATAATTTTTGACGTTGACGGTACTATCGCTGACGTTGAACATAGAAGACACCTTGTAAATGGTGAGAAAGGTTTTAAACCAGATTGGAATGCATTTAGAAATGCTACTGTAGATGATAAACCTGTTCAATGGGTTTGCGATATTGCAAAAAGATTTATTGCTCAAGGTGAAGAGGTCGCATTCTTTAGTGCTAGAAACGAATCAGAAAGAGAGATAACAGAGAAACAAATTTCTGAGTGGATTGGGGATGGTCATAAAGGATTATTCCTTAGACCAAACGATTCGTATGAACCAGATGAAGTTTTTAAATCTGATCTTGCAGACAAGTTTGAAGAAATGGGTGGTAAGATTGACTTAGTATTTGACGACAGAAACAAAGTTGTCGATATGTGGAGAAAGAGAGGGACTATGGTAGTCCAAGTTGCAGAAGGAGATTTTTAATTAAGGAGTACATTATGAATAGAGACGAAATAATTTTTAAAAACACGAAAGAAATGTTGGTGAATATGCTTGCTGAACAAGAGCGTACTTTAACAATGTTAGATAATATGGAAAATACTATCAGTAGTTTAGAAAGCACGATGTCAGATATCTCATCTAACCTCAGTGCGCTAGATTCGCTAATAAGTTCTATAGAATCAGAGGTCAATAGTATAAGTAATAGTGTTACTTAACGGTCTGGTAGTTCAGTTGGTTAGAATGCCGCCCTGTCACGGCGGAGGTCGAGGGTTCGAGTCCCTTCCAGATCGCCAATAAATAATAAAACCCCCTTACATTTTGGGGGTTTTACATATATAATATAAGATGGTTATGAAAAATTTGAAAAGCAACGAAGTGATACATCTTATACAAAGAAAGGTATCTCTAAAGAAACAATTAAGAGAGTTCAAGGCCAATGGTGAAGAACAGAAAACCAAAATGATTGAACTACTAATCCAAGATATCGAAGATCAACTTCAGAAACGACCTTTATCTAAAAATCTTTGATCGTGCAAGGTTAATTTAACTAAATAATAGCAAATAGGAGAACAATATGCCTCTATTAAGCGACCTTATAACAGAAATTACACAACGTAAAAACTATACTCAAAGACAGATCAACTGGATGGAAGGAGAGAATAACTCCGACAGCTATTACATTGGTGGACATTCATTCACAGGCACAGGTGGTAGAACTGCATTTTGGGCTGATTGGAGAACAAACAATGCTTCGTTAGACGGTTCAAATGGCACAGATAACGAGAACTTTATGTGGAGTCTTTGGAACGATTTTACCAATGGCACACCAGTTGCATTACCTTCTGGCACACTAACTGCATGGCAGACTGTTGTTAGTGATTGTAACTCTAAGATAGCAGAGTATCAGGCTCTTATCGATTCAGGCGAAACGGAAATAGCATAAATAGTAGTAACACATTAACAAATTGTGATATACTACTATTATGGCGGTCAAAAACTTACATCTTGAGCATTTAGAAGACGAAATCATCAACAATGGTATTGATGGTGGTCGTGCATCTATAAATTTCTTACGAGGGTTACGTGACATGTTAAAAGGTCACGCCTCTAGAGCTGTCAATATGACTGTAAAATGGGATGGTGCACCTGCTCTATGGGTTGGTAAACATCCAGAAGATGGCAGATTCTTCATTGCCAAGAAATCTTTATTCAACAAGACACCTAAATTCTATACAACCGAACAAGAGATCAAAGATGATCTCACAGGTGATCTCCAATCTAAATTCTTAGAGTCATTTAAATATCTATCAAAGTTATCATGGGGTGATAAGATACTTCAAGGTGATCTTATGTTTACAGATAGTGATAAAGAAACAGAGACTATTGGTAACTTAGATTACGTCACATTTCAACCTAATACTATCAAGTATGCAGCTTTGACTGGTTCGCCGTTGGCAAATAGCATAATGGGTGCTAAATTAGGCATCGTTTTCCACACCACATATACAGGAAGTTCCATAGAGGAATTGAATGCCAGCTTTGGTGCTGATATCTCATCCTTGGGTTCAAGTAGAGATGTATGGATGCATGATGCTTCCTACCAAGATGTCCAAGGTAATGGTTCTATGACTGCAAAAGAATCAGTATTACTTTCTAAAAACCTATCCGCAGTAGGTAAAGAGTTTAGAAACATAAAGAAAAACAACTTAGATCAGTTCAATAAGATAATGAAGATGTTTTCAGATAAGGGTGCTGTCGGTGCATCATACAAAACATATGTTAATTCAAAGATAAGATCAGGCAAATTTGATCCAAAATACGAAGACTATTTAAAATACGTAGATAAGTATTTTAACGACAACGTTATTGCTAAAGTCAAAATGGAAAAAACAAAAAAGATCAAAGAAGAAATCAAACAACAATCTCTAGCAGAACTTAGAAAATTAAAAGTTACAATCAAAGCTTTAATAAACTTTCAGAGAGGTCTAGTAGAGTCTAAAAAAGTTATTGTTGATTCTCTAAACAGAGTGAAGTCTATTGGTACATTTGTAAAAACAAGTAATGGTTATAAAGTGGTAAATCCTGAAGGATATGTTGCAATCGATAAAGAAGGCAAAGCAGTCAAATTAGTTGACCGTATGGAGTTCAGTCTCAACAACTTTACAGTAGCAAAAAATTGGGATAAATAGTGGTATGAAGACGTTTAAGGAGTTTACAGCACAACAAGCCGCAATCGCAATTGCTAAAAAGAAGTCTGGCAATTACGATAAAGATGGCAAGCGCAAGACACCTTACAAAAATCCAGACCACCCCAGCATAAAGAAAGAAGAGACTATACACGAAGCTGGTGGTGCAAGTGCAGGTACACATGAGTTAGTATCTACTAAAGTAGAGAAAGCAAAAGAGTATGTCAGTAAGAAATATCCTGATTTTGACATAGACAAAGAGATTCCAGATTTCGAAAAAAACTATAAGTTTGCCCAAAAAATGGCAAAGGGTGGTTTTGCAAAAAGAAAAGATATGCCTGTTATCGATAACAAAGATATCAAATTACTACAGAAAAGATTATCACAAGGTAAAGTAGACATATCAGAACCATTCGCAGACAACGATGTGCCTAATGATCCATTCCCACAAGGTTTAGATACTAAAAAGGGTAAACAATGGATTACACATGGTCTCAGAGACGGTGATAAAGATGATGATAAAGTTGATGTTAAAATAAAATCAGTATCAGTAGGCAACCTAAAACCTATTCAAAAACAGATATATTTTGATAAATCAATCAAAAATGTAGCACAGTTTGGTGCTCAAGGTACTAGAGATTTTGCATCTTCAAAAAATAATTTCTATGTTATATCTAAAGACAACAGAATCATAGATGGTCACCATAGATTCTTGTCTGCTGTGTTGGTTGACCCTAAAATAAAAGTTTCAGCACTACAGATAGATTTACCAATTGACAAACTATTACCAATGACATTATCATACACAGATGCAATTGGTAATGTAAGAAACGAAGAGGTTATATTAGAAGTAGACTCACTACAGACTCGTATGAAGAAACGAGCTGCATTTAGAAAAAACAAAAATAAAATTTTAGCAAAGAGAAAGAGAGCAATGAAGAAAGTTATTCTCGATCCTGCTAAGTTACAACTACGTGCTAGAAAACAAGCACGTAACATTCTCATCAAAAAATGGATGAGAGATGCCGATAGATCAGAAATGGGTATCGGTATGAAGAAACAATTAGAGAAACGATTACAAAGCAAACAAGCAGTAATTGCCAAGATTGCTAAAAAACTTTTGCCTATCGTTAGAAAGAAAGAATTAGAAAAGAAAAAACCTAAACCTAAAAATGCAATATCAGGATTAGAACAGAATCCAAAAAATTCAAAATGAAAACATTCAATGAATTCTTAACTGAAAAGAAAGCAGACAAACCAGCAGTATTCACATTTGGTAGATTTAACCCACCAACAATTGGTCATGGTAAATTAGCAGCTAAGTTAGAGAAAGTGGCAAGATCGGTGAGTGGTGATGCTTTATTATTCTCATCACATTCAAATGATAAAGTTAAAAATCCATTACCTCACAGACAAAAGATTAAATGGTTGAAAAAATTCTTTGGTAAAAAAATCACTGTTGTTGATGCCAATGTCAGAACTGTATTCGAAATTGCCAATGAAATATACAAACAAGGTTATAGAAACTTGGTCATGGTTGTAGGTTCAGATAGAGTACAAGAATTCAGAAACATTCTCACCAAATATAACAAAGTTAAAGGTCGTCATGGTTATTATAACTTTGACATGATAGAAATTGTTTCTGCTGGTGAGAGAGACGAGAATGCAAGTGATGTCACAGGCATGTCAGCTTCTAAGATGAGAGCATATGCAGAGAAAGGCGACTTTGATAATTTCAAACAAGGCGTACCAGTTCCTAGATTTGCAGATGCCTTGTACAAAGATGTCAGAAAAGGCATGGGCATTACAGAAGAAACTATGCCTAAGTATATGATCGAAGACTTGATTACAGAGGGCGTATACGATCCTGGTATTTTCAAAGCAATATTTTTAGCAGGTGGACCAGGTTCAGGTAAATCTACATTTGTTAAGAAGTTAGCACTAGACACAATGGGTTTAAAATCAGTTAATTCAGATAAAGCATTTGAAAATGGTCTGAAGAAGGCAGGTCTTGGTTTAGACTTGAGAAA